ATGTTTGAAGGCTTGTTGCTCTTTTTTGGAAGCCTTTTTGTTGCCACCTTGGTAGACCAGCGAATCATGCCAGCCTTGCAGTGGGGTACGGAGTGCATGAGAAATTTCGTGTCCCATAAGAAGATCATATAAATCCCCGCTCATATCCTTCCACATCGGACAGCGCAACACGCGATTTTTCAAATCAAAACTTGCTGTGGTGAACTTGCCGTTGTGTTCGACGCGAATATTTTCAGTGGCCATCAACTTAGCCAACATCGATTTAGTAGCTACGGTATACATTCCCTTGTTCTCCTCTGGTGTTTTCTTGGTGTCCATGGTCTAACTATACCGGAAGAGTCCGAAAAAGTCAAGAAGATTAGAGAATTTTAATGTGGTATGGTAAGTGGTTGATTTTATTGAGAATGGGTCTATGATCCCGAACGAATTTTCGGCATCATAGACCTTGGGGTCGTGGGGCTAGCAGATCGTCGTTCCTGGGTCAATTGTGGCGGTTCTGGGACGTATTATGTGATTCGGTTCGATTGCACAGCGGTTATGGGTGTTTGTTGTGGCATATTGGTGGTTTTCCCATAGTCCTTGTCCTTGCCACTAAGTCTGAGGCTTTGGGCCTTCAAATCCACAACACGCTTGATTTTCTTGAATAATTTCTTTCTTTTCGTCTTGGCCATCTGTAATGTGAGATTTCCGACCAATTTGGTATAGAGTCTTCCTTCAAGATGATCGTATTCATGCTGGGCAATTCTCGCAGTCGCGCCGTTCCAGGTCGCTTCCACTCGTTTCCCGAATTCATTGGTGTACTTTATCCGAATCGTTTCGGGCCGTGTGATAGACAAATACAATCCTGGGAACGATAGACACCCCTCTTTTACGAAGGATGTTTCTTTAGACGCTTCGACGATCACCGGATTGATACACACAATTCCACCCACCATGACAAACATGCGGTAGGGGAATCCACATTGTGAGGCTGCGAGTCCTACCCCACCATAATGAGACATGGTGTGCAGTAGTTGATTGGCGAAATCAATGACGTTTACTGGGGGATCTGCCATATTGAAGTCCGACTGTTTCATGTTCAACATGGGGTTCTGGTCGTTATACAAAGTAAGCAACTCTTTGGGCTTCTTTGTAATCTCCACCGGCTTCTCGGTATTATATACAAACGTCTTGGGGGTTTGGTCTATCAATGTTGTGTCCATATGTTCCTCGTGGGTTAGGGTACAATGCGTGAAAAACACTGCTGCGTTTGAAATCGAATAACACTACGGAATTTATCTTGAAGCAAATCACCCCGATGTGAAATCACAAATACGTTTGTTGCGTCCAGTGCATGAAGAATTTTCATCAGTTCTTCGGTGCCTGCATTATCGAGGCTGGAATCAAATACCTCATCGAGGATCAAGATATTCGTATCAGCGGAATTCTTCAATTTGGCTACGGCTCTCCAGGTGAGCATGAGCGCCATGTCAATTCTTTGTTTTTCACCCTCTGAAAACGAATGATAGGTGAATTCGTCGCGGTGCCTAGACTTGATGGTTTCTTTGAAGGTTTCATCAAGATTAAAGTTCACGAAGAAATCCATAATCCCCAGGTATTTATTCGCCAGCGTATTGATAATGGGGAGATACTGTCGAATGATTTTTGTCTTGATTCCCGTATCCTTCAAGAGTGCTCCTGCCGCATCATAATATGTGGACAATTCAATCAGGTCTTTTCGTGAGACTTCAAGCCGGTTCAATTCCTGTTGGTGGTCCAGGAGTCTGCTTTGTTCTCGCTCCGTGGACTGATGACTGGATTTGAGAGTGACCAGTTTAGCATCGATCTTTGCGTTGAACTTTTCAATTTCTTTGGTTGAGGTGAGAAATTGTGCTACTTCTAGTTCATGATTAGAAATCTCTCGCTCAATCCCCTCAATTTCTTCTAACCGGTTCTGTGCATCTAAGAATCTCTTTTCCATCTCTTTCATGCCGACCTGGCATTCATTGACTTTTTCCCCCAATTCCTGCAACTGCTTCTCGGTGAAGTGTGTATCAATCACTTGCATACAGGTTGGGCAGTTCTCCTCGGTTTCGTAGAACTTAATAGTCTTCTTGTGCTTGCTCATGAGCGCCTCTAGTTGCGCTTCTAATTGGGTGGCTTTTTTAGAGGATGCTAACACCTTCTTTTTGTCGGTAATGGTGAGGTTGAGATCCATGATGGCTTGCCCGTGCACTATAATTTCTCTCGCCAGTCGGTTGAGTTCTTGTGTGTTGTGGTCGCGTTCAGTGCGATAGCTATTTGCTAGGGCCTCTGCGTCTTGTTGGACTTCGATGATATAGCGTTCTTGTGTGGTGATTTTTTCTACCGTGGCGTCAATCAGTGCCTTATTCACAACCCGCTCAGTCATAAGTGAGGAGAGTTTCGTCTTTGCCAATTTGTTCATCAATGAAAAGATTTGTATATCCAGGAGATCTTCGATCACAGCGCGACGATCCTGTGCGGCCAATTGCATAAAGGGCGTGAAGGATGCTGATCCCAGGATGACAATTTGGGTAAAGGATTTGTAGTTAAGCTTCAGGATGAATTTTTCTAGATAGTCCTGATAATCCTTTGATTCAGCTTCTTGATTGATAAGTGTCCCATCGCGGTAAATCTCAAAAACAGTGGGTTTGATACCTCGGATAATCTTATACTCGTGGTTCTCGGAATGAAATTCTACTTCAACGGACAACCCCTTGAGATTGATAGAGTTCACCAAGATGGGTTTGCCGATGTTGCGGAATGGGGTATTGAACAGGGCGAAGCATAGAGCATCCAACATCGTGGATTTTCCCGATCCATTTACCCCCACAACAAGCGTATTCTGCGATTTGTTGAGTTCAATTTCTGTGAAGTTATTCCCCGTACTTAGGAAGTTTCGCCATCTTAGCTTAGTAAATTCAAGCATTATAAAATCGCCGTTTCTTCATTGACAGCTTCCACATATATTTCTTGTAGAAGGCCTTTGAGTTTAAGGGGCTCTACTCCACCTGGCATCGTCATTCCATCCACACATTTGCGAATAATCGTGATAGTGTCTTCTGCTTGGTTGACATCGGGTTTTGTATCATCGGGTGTCGGCTCGCTGTAGTCTTCCACCACGGTCACATCTAATGGGTCCGACTTGTAGAGCGCATCCATCACGTTCTCAAAGAGATAACGATTCTGTTTCCGTGTCACGACAATCTTGACATAGGAATTGGCATATGGGGTGAAATCGTGATTCTTCCAGAATTCAAAGTTTTGCACCGAATCGTCATACACTAATTTATGAAAGAGCCGATAGGGGTTCTGGATAAACGTCAACTCCCTCGTTTCTGTATCGAAAATGTGGAATCCACGAGGATCGTTATAGTCCGCCCACGTAATCTGGTACTGATTGCCCAGGTAATAAATCAGTCCATCACTGGAGCGATGGTGGAAGTGTCCACTGATGACCATATCGAAGCGTTCAAAGATACTTCGATCAGCGCCAACCAGACAGACATTTCCTTGATCCATTTGGAATCCGGTGATTTCCAGGTGTCCAAGAATGACTGGTGCGGCTGTGGTTTCAAGATATTTCATTGCCACATCATGATTGCCTGAGTTGATCCAGGGCACCAAGGCAACCAGAAGACTGCCATATTGCATATCCTGGGGTTCACTGAAAATACGGACGTTCGGATATTTAGAGATCAATTCCTTTAAGGCATTCACGTCATTGGTATTGCGGTAGTAGCAGTCATGATTTCCAGTGAGCAAGTCAATGGGAATCTTGAATTCGTTATTTAATCGATCAAAGAAGCAAGTCTGCCACTTATCCCAAATGGCAAAGTTGATGAACTTGCGGCGATCCACCACATCACCAAGATGCACCACTCGATCTACCTTGTGTTCTGCGAGGGCTGGAAAGAAGATGTTGTCCCAGAATCGAAAAAAGAAATCATTGATGTGGGGATTATCACCTCTGGCTCCAGCATGAGTGTCGTTAATTAGTGCTAGTTTCACATTAATCTCCCCCCAGATCCACGGTGGGGTAGTCTGGCATTGATTTCCATATCTAAAGTTTCACGAGACACATATTGAGCGTCCTCTAATTTTGCAATACGCTCCTCCAGGTCTTCCAATCCTGCTCGCAATCGTCGTTCCAATTCGCCCATATCAAGTTCTTCGAACATTATCTATCCCCCACAAATTTAAGAGTTCCATGAGTTGAACTGGCTCTGATTTTCATTTTCTTGCGCTTCTTAGCCTTGCGTGATTGCTCAAATGCTTGAATAAAGTCGCTGATATTTTCATAAACTGAAAACGGTCGGCCAGCCCCATGTCCCAGTTCTTCAAGATCGTGGCGTTCAGTGGGTTGTAAGAATCCCAACTGCTCGGTGGCCTTGTACTTCACATAGAGTTCTTTCTTCTCTTTGCTGATTCGACGTAAAAAGGCCCATGCGATAATCTGGGTGAAATAAGCGAAGGGATGTTCTGATTTGGCTGGATCAAAATTATGTCCATATTGGATACAATTTTCTACCGCATCGGCAACCATATCTTCACGAAACGTATAGGACATGAAATTGGGTTTGCGTGATAGATGCTCGGCAATCTTGAGAAAACAGATGCCGATGTATTCATTGAATTGAGGAGCGGGTTGTCGTTTTTTCTTAGCCGCTGCAACGGCTTTGCGGTGTTTAATCAGTGCGGCGAGCAATTCTGCGTTGTTGACATATTCATTGCGGATCTTAGGTTTTGGCATAAATTCCTTTTTAGTGTGATGTTGAAGGATCACCCCATCCCCCATTTTCGTCTTCAAAGAGTGCAATAACTTCAGGAGAAACCTCTGGGGAGGAGATAAAGATGTCTTTCTTCTGGCGATGCTTCGAACTATGATACTTATCTACATGATATTTTTCAATCGCTTGAATTTGTGCGGTGAAATCCTTTCCAAATGATTTCATTTTATCGCGTTCGGTCTTGGCCCATGCGGTATAGAAACTAACCATCTCTGGGTTTGGCACCATTGTGCCGGTTAAGAGATGTTGGGACAGAGTAATATGGGTGTTGGTCATGAGTTCAGAGGGAAGCCATGCGGATAGCATGAATCCCAGGACTCCATGGGGACCACGTTCCACAAGAATAACCGCAGGGGTAATGAACGTAGCGAGACCAGGCTTGGTCTGGTCATAAGACACCTCTGAAATAATAATTTCTCCACGCTCCATGAGGAGCATAAGCACCTTGGATTCGATCATATGTGGTCCTTTAGTAGTTGGAGGTGAGTGAAGAGTAATTATACCACACTCATCACTTTATGTCAATCAAATATTGCTTAAATTCGAATTTCTCGCTACTGTACATCTCTGCTCTGTGCACGAAATGCTTGATGAGAAAGTTTTGTCGCTTCCCAATGCGGAGATCATCTACAATATCGAATAAAGTTGCATGGGTCTTTCCTGTAGACGTTCGTAGTCCACGTCCAATCGTTTGGAGATTTCTAAGTCTGGATTTTGAGGGAGCCGCAAAAATGACGTTATTGAGGTTGGGAATATTGATACCCGTGCTGAATGTACCATAGGATGCTACAATAATGGCATTGGTGTGAGCCTCCATGAGTTTACGAATCTCTTCACGTTCAATTGTATCCACTCCTCCATAGATGAAATACACCGGACGATCAGGTTTGGCGTGAGCCGCAATATCATCATACATGGGTTTCCCGTGCTTTTTGACAAGCTGAAACATCACCAGTGTGTTGCCTTCTAATGACAGGGCGAGATTGCGAATAAATTTCGCTCGCGGAGCGTAATTCACGATAAAATCATACTCTGCTTGATAATCTGATTTTCTATGGGCCGCACAGATAGGTTCGGGGTATTTCAGGATTAGGCACTTGATTTTCAATGGTGCCAATTTGCCAGAATCCATCAATTGTTTGGTGGTAGCAGGGACAAACACGGGTCCAAAATGACCTTCTAAAACAAGCTGATGGGTCTTGGTACCGTCTAATGTTCCGGTCGTGCCGACCCGTACATCAGCATTCGTGAGATTAGAAAGGATTTGAGTGAGGGACTTAGCCTTGAACTGGTGGGCTTCATCACCAATCACAAAATCAAACTGCTTCAGGTATTCTGGATCTTGCCGGTGCAACGTCTGCCAGGTAGAAATAGTCAGGAAATGCTCACTTTTCTTTTCTTTTCCTGAGTACATCCGATGCACATACTTATCCACATTCCATCCATACTTTTTGAAGTCGTCAAACAATTGTTCCACCAGTGAAGTGGTCGGAACAATAATAATGCCTTTGATATGACTGAGGAGGAGTTGCCGCACGATCATGTAAATGATAAGTGACTTGCCCGATGCTGTGGGACTCACAATGAGAATGCGACGATTGCGAATAGTCTTGGCAAATGCTTCGATTTGATAATCGTGGGGCACATGGGGGAGCTTGAGAGAGTCTGCAAAGGCTTGCGCCTCGGCAACAGAAAAATTTGTCGTTAGGAGAACGGCATCATCGATTGAAAGATCATATCGACGGTCTTGAGCAAATTTCTGCACATAACCCACAAGCCCACCAGGAAGAGTACCAGCCCTATGATTATATAGACGAATCTTTCCGTCCCACACTCCTTGCTTGAAAAGGGGCTGGAATTGATATCCTGGAACGAAAAAGGTGAAATAATCCGATAGCTCCTGACTAACGCCTTCGTCGCATGAGATTTGAATAAATGCTTCATTCCTTTTACTCACGAATATGTTGGACATAATAAAAAATATTCTATCCCTTCATAACTACTGCGAACCCCTCGGTTATCATCTGCTGATTGATGCTCACGCCATTGATGGTGATTTCACCCAATACCCGCCCATATTTCTCAAACTCCTTATTAATCTTTGTGGTGACTACAAAGTCCTGGTTGGTGAGTAGATTGGCCAGGTGTTCCTTGGCAGGTTGCCCCTGTGGGGTCTTCATTTCTGGCGCATTGATGCCACTCAAGCGAATCTTGGCAACATAGTGAATATCAAAGCCCAGGTCGATGTTGGCTTCAACGGTATCACCATCGAGAACGCGAACAAGTTTTGCATTATAGGTATACATAAAATTCCTCCGTGTTAATGACCACCTGAAATAAACTTTTCCCAGGCTATGACATCTTTTAGTTGATAGGTGCGTGATCCCAATTCCTTGATGATACGTTCACAGAGATCCATCATCTCTTCATGAATGGCGAGCACCGCTTTCGCATTGAGGAGATCTGAGTCGGACTCCATATACATAGCCAGATCACCCGTTTTTAGCACATAGAGAAATGGTTGCCAATTATACTTTTTGAGAGTTTCTTGGTCCAGGCGACCCATGTAATATTCGTACTTGATTCGTCTGAGTTTCGTGTTCCTACGCTCATTTTCTTTGAAGGCACGACGATGCACACTCAGGATGTTGATATATTTAGCATGTAACATTGGAATCTTCCGCAATTCGTCTGCGGGTTCTAATTTGTCAATTTTGGCATCTTTATTCCACTCTTCAAGGAGTGCATCCACTTGGGCAGGAGAAGGTTTGGATATGTCTAATATCATGGTGTTGGAACCTCATATTAAATGGGATATTATATCACAATTGAGAACGAATGTCAATGAGAAAGCACTTCAATTTCATATATGTCATATCGGAAGACCACATCGGCGGTGAGTGGCGATTCTGGTGAGACGGTGGAAGACATGAGAATATCTGTTAAACTCGTGGGAAAGCAATTCGTCATTTTGACGCGAATATTGGGGTTGGATTTGGAATCCAAGATCGTGAGTGTCGCATCGGAGAATTGGGGTTTGGGCACAGCCCAGGCCGTGAGTCGTTTGCCAAGATTTTGATATTCTTCAAATTTTGCAGGAAATCCCAATCCACGCATCCAGGTATAGACTT